TTGATTGAAGATAGTGATGTAATGACTGGCTGGAACTCAGAGGGATACGACATACCTTACATGGTTAATCGTGTCACAAGAGTAATGAGTAAGGATGATACACGCAAGTTTTGCTTGATGGGTCAACTTCCTAAAGCAAGAGAATACGAACGTTTTGGCAAAAGTGAAACTACATACGACTTAGTAGGTCGTATTCACATGGACTATTTACAACTCTACAAAAAGTATAACTATGAATCACGCCATTCATATAAGTTAGATGCTATTGGTGAGATGGAAGTAGGCGAGAACAAGACTCAATATGAAGGTACTCTTGACCAATTGTATAACAAAGACTTTAAAAAGTTTTTAGAATACAATCGTCAGGATACTATGTTGTTGGTGAAGATTCACAACAAACTCAAATTCTTAGAACTAGCTAATCAGCTAGCACATGAGAATACAGTATTACTGCCAACAGTAATGGGTTCTGTAGCTATGATTGAAATGGCAATTTTCAATGAAGCGCATGAACGCGGAGTAGTAGTTCCCGATAAAAAACGAAAGAATGAAAATGCAGAAGAAACAACGCCAGCAGCAGGTGCCTTCGTTGCTACGCCCAAAAAAGGCATGCACGAATATGTCGGAGCAGTTGACATTAACTCGCTCTATCCCTCGGTTATTCGTGCCCTCAACATGGCAGGAGAAACCATCATTGGTCAAGTCCGTCAGACATTAACTGACCATTATATGGATGACAAAGGTAAACAACTTGCTAGCCTTAAGAAACGATATAAAGAAGGTGATGATGACGTTACTGGTGCTATATTGTGGGAGAACTTGTTTGGCGTATTAGAATATACTGCTATTATGAATCAAGACCGTGGCACAATGCTTACACTAGATTATGAAGATGGTCGTAGTGAAGAATATAGTGCTGCTGAAATATGGAAGATAATTTTTGATAGCAATCGTCCTTGGATGCTAAGTGCGAATGGCACAATCTTTACATATGAGAAAGAAGGTATAGTTCCTGGATTGCTTTCACGTTGGTATAGTGATCGTAAGGTCATGCAAAAGAAACTCAAAGAATCTACTACCAATGAGGATCGTGAATATTGGGATAAGCGTCAACTTGTTCGTAAGATTTTGTTGAACTCAGCATATGGTGCATTGTTGAATGAACATTGCAGATTCTATGATAAACGTATAGGTCAGAGTGTTACATTAAGTGGTCGTCAGATTGTCAAACACATGATGAGTACTATTAATGAAACAATCGCAGGTACATATGCACACGATGGCGATGCTATTGTATATGGTGATACTGACAGTTGTTACTTTACTGCATACCCTATTCTGAATACGCAAATACAGAATGGTGAACTAGAGTGGAACAAAGAAACTTGCATCGGGTTGTATGATAGTATTGCTGACCAAGCTAACGAAAGTTTCCCCGCATTTATGGAACGTGCATTTCATGCACCACGCAAGAATGGTGAAATCATCAAAGCTGGTCGTGAATTGATTGGCGATCGTGCTATCTTTATCACAAAAAAACGCTATGCTATCAATATCTTTGATAAAGAGGGCAAGCGCAAAGATACAAACGGTAAGAACGGTGATATTAAGGCAATGGGTCTTGACTTGAAACGTGCTGATACTCCTAAGTATATACAAGAATTCTTAATGGATGTGCTTACTAAGGTCCTTGCTGGTGCTCAACGTGATGTTGTTATTGAAATGGTTAAAGAATTCAAAAACAAATTGTCTGACCAAGACTCTTGGACAAAGGGTAGCCCAAAGAGTGTTAACAATCTAACTAAGCATACGATTGAGTTTGAGAAGTCAGGTAAATGTGGTGTTGGTCATGCCCGTGCAGCAATTAACTGGAACTATCTACGCAGAGTATATGGTGACAACTACAGTCAAAAGATTGTAGATGGTATGAAGATTGTTGTATGTAAACTCAAAGACAACGCATTGGGTTTCACTAGTATCGCATATCCAGTTGACGAACTACGATTGCCTACATGGTTCAAAGAATTGCCATTCGATGATTTACTAATGGAAAAGACATTGGTCGATGAAAAGATTGACAACTTGATTGGTGTATTAGATTGGGATATCAGAAGTAATACTGATGTTAACTCAACATTTGATGACTTATTCACATTCGGTTAAACTGGTGTTGACTATCGTAATATATTCCACTATAATACGTGATAGGAACTCCTAAATATTTTAAACAAAGGAAACAAAATGAAAGATTATTTAAAAGACTTAATTGACCATACACATGGTCTTGGCACTATTGAACTAGTTAAAGTTACTGGTACTGACACAGAGACTACTATCAATGCAGTAGCTGAAAACAAGAATGTTATCGTAAGTGGTACATTTAAGGACCCACTCGCGGACTTCATTGGTGTGTTTGGTATGCCTAACTTGAGCAAACTCAAGACAATCATCGGATTCGATGAATATGACAAAGATGCTAAAATCAATGTTGTTCGTACACAGCGTGATAGCGTAGATGTTCCATCTACTATTCACTTTGAAACAAAGACTGGTGACTTTGTTAATGACTATCGTCTTATGCTTAAAAGCGTAGTTGATGAAAAGGTCAAGACTGTATCATTCAAAGGTGCTAAATGGAATGTTGAATTTGAGCCTACAGTTGCAGGTATTCAACGTCTTAAGAAGCAAGCACACGCTAATGCTGAGGAAGATCAGTTCATATTCAAAACTGATGGCAATGATTTGAAAGTGTACTTTGGTGATGCATCAACACACAGTGGTAACTTTGTGTTCAATACACCAGTTACTGGAGTGTTAGCCGGCACACATCGTTGGCCCGTCAAAGAATTCTTGAGTATCATGGATTTAGTTGGTGACAAGAAAGTTAAGATTAGCGAACAAGGTGCGACTGAGATTACAGTTGACAGTGGTATCGCAACATACGTTTACTTGCTTCCAGCGAATAAGAAATGATCAAGGGTATAGCTCCAATGGGTAAGTACACAGTTGTTTCTGGTGGGAACACTAGTGTTCCCTATGTCAATCAGAATATAAACAATCCCATGCAAGGAATGATACGTATCAATGGTACTGATACACAAGTATTTGACGGAACTACTTGGATGACAATGAATACTAGTTATGCAAGTGTTGGATTGTCACCTGATGCAGAAGCATTACTTGATTGGGCTAAAAAGAAGCGTAGTGAAGAAATGGAATTAGAAGCATTAGCACAAACTAATCCTACTATCAGAGATTTGCTAGACACTATCAAGCAAAAAGAAGAACAAATAACTATTGTCAGGACTTTAATTAAACAAGAAGTCGGTGAATCAGGAGTATCAATTCCATATGGCCCAGCATAATCTAACATCAAAACATAACCCAGAGTGGGCATTGTTCTTACCCGCAGTCAGCAGTTTTTATATTGCTGGTTTGGGTAAACAACGCAAGGGTGAGCCATATTTTGATCAAGCACGTATCCCTGCAAGTTTCAAAGGTGATGTTGAAAAACTAAACTTCCTTAACAGTAAAGAAGGGCTTTACTATTACAAGTGGGGACTGTATAGTGCTGGTCATGCTAACTTAGATACTACTGACGATGATGCAAGCGAAAGTATCATACGTGAACGTGAAGAAGGTACATTCATGTTGGGTGATAGTGGTGGCTTTCAGATCCTTAAAGGTCAATGGCCTGCAGACTGGAAAGATCCTAACTGTCCACGTGCTATGAAGAAACGCAAAGCAGTATTGACATGGATGGATACATACATGGACTATGGTATGTGTTTAGATATCCCAAGTCAATCATTAACAACCTTTGGAATGAAAGATAAGAATGGTAATAGCCTACATGGTATTAGTACTATTGAAGAAGCGATATCAGCGACACATATCAACAACGAATACTTTATAAATAACCGCTCAGGGAAATGTAAGTTCTTAAATGTGTTGCAAGGTCGTAATCATACACAGAGTGATAGTTGGTATGAAGAAATGAAAAAGTATTGTGATACAAACATCTATCCAGACAATCATTTTAATGGTTGGGCATTCGGTGGACAAAACAAGATTGATATTCATCTAACATTGCGTAGAATGACTGAAATCATCCATGATGGATTGCTACGTGAAGGTAAGCATGATTTGATTCACTGTTTGGGTACAAGTATCTTAGAATATGCTGTATTGTTTACTGATATTCAGAAAGCTATTCGTAAGTACCACAATCCAAAACTACAAATTACATTTGACTGTGCTAGTCCATTCTTTAGTGCTGCTAAGGGTCTTGCTTATTTCAATACAACTATTGAGCATAACAAGAAATGGTCTTATCAAATGGAAAAGACTGCTGAAAAGAAAAGCTATGCAAGTGATACTCGCAAGTTCCGTGATGCAGTATTAGCAGATGGAATACATAAATCATTTACAGATAGTCCAGTAACTGATACATTGGTTATGAAAGACTTGTGTTATCGTGGTGTAGGTTTCTTAGGTCAGCATGGTAAAGAAACTAAAACAAGCTGGGACACACTAAGCTATACACTATTGCAAAGTCACAATGTTTGGATGCATATGAATGCTGTTCAAGAGGCTAATCGTCAATATGAAACAGGTGTTGTTCCTAAAATGATTGTGCATAAACTTGAAGGTGATAGATTCTTTACACAATTAGTTGATAAAATCTTTAGTAAGAAAACTAAACAAGAAGCATGGGAATTGATTGACCAACATAGTAGTTATTGGAAACAATTCCAATCAGGTAGTCAAGGTATTAGTGGTAAGAAAACAGTTAATGCTATGACCATGTTTGATGAATTGTTTACTGTAGAAGAAGAAACAATTGAAGAAATAGAAGATAGCGATGAAGCTATATCATTAGTTTTGGAGTAATAATATGTATAGACAAAGAATTGCAAGATTAGAACAACAACTCAAGGACCTTGATGCTAAAATCTTATTAGCGGAATCGGACACAAAGTTTGATGTAGATACCCTTAAAGATATGAAAATAGATAGAAATGAGTTATACTTTGATTTAAGAAGATATACAAAACTTCAATGGGAAGAAGACCACGAACGTGTTCGTTTTGAGGATGATAGATGATTGAACAAAGAAATATGGCATTGACCGAAAAGCGTCAACGCATTAAAGATAAAGCATTGCGTACAATTTTTGTACGTTTTCAAAAAGAAGGTATTCATAAATACCCGGCAGCAGCAACAGACCCTAACTTGGCAACAGGTGATGAGTATGATGTTAGCTTTCTAGCAACTCCACATCGTCACATCTTTCACTTTGAAGTGACGATTGAAGTATTTCACAACGACCGTGATATTGAGTTTATTCAATTCAAAAGATGGTTAGAGAATCAATATTCTCAAAACATTCTTGTGTTGGATTACAAAAGTTGTGAAATGATTAGTGATGACCTTTATGAGGTTATCGCAACTCGGTATCCAGATCGTAATATCAAAATCACAGTCTCTGAGGACAATGAGAATGGTGCTACGATTCATTATAATATAACTAAACCTTTAACTAACCTCGCTATCTAAGGAAATCTAATGGCAAAACAAACTTTTCAATCTAACCCACGTGTTCAACAAATCTTTGAGGACCTAGAGAAATATCTAGACTTCTGCGTGGGTTACGGTTATAAGTACAACGAAGCAGAACTGTATGATCAACGCAGTTATGTAT